TACAAGGGTGATCCAACAAATATAATCTATCGTTCTTTATGGGAGCGAAAGTTTTGTGTATATTGTGATACTAATGAGAATATTTTAGAATGGGGAAGTGAAGAAATTATTGTTCCCTATCGTTCTCCCGTTGATAATCGATATCACAGATACTTCCCTGATTTCTATATCAAGGTGAAGGATAATAATGGTAAGATTAAAAAAATGATTATTGAGATTAAACCATATAAGCAGTGTATAGAACCCAAAGTTCAAAAAAGAAAGACTAAGGGTTATATCTATGAAGTCGTTGAGTATGCCAAGAATCAGGCAAAGTGGAATGCTGCCAAAGAATGGTGTTTAGATCGTGGTTATGAGTTTAAAGTTCTTACAGAAAACGAACTCGGTATTAAGTAATGCCAAGAAAAACTCTAAAACAAAGAAGAAGACCCACAGATGATAATGATAATCGTGTGCGTGGTGTGATTGATAGTTTCGTTGGAGTAGAAACTGCCGATGATATTATGGAAAGTTTGATTGGAGTTTTGTCTGAAGGTGGAAAGATTCCAACTGCAGGAAAATATTACACTTTCTTTTATAATGCCAAAACACCAGGAATACAATATGATCAGTATCCTCTCGTAGGTGTGACTGAAGTATTCTCTTGGGGATTTCGTGGAATCAACTTTCACTGGCGTGATAGAAGACAATATGATTATAATCAAATGTTCAGTGGACTCTATGAAATCTACCCAGAAGAGATGTCTGATGTTATAGAACTTGCTTTTGCTAATGTACGATCTAAATAGTTAGAAAAAGATAAATGGCAGATAAAAAAGTTTATCGATATCCTTATACATTGATAGCAGAGTCCACGGATTATCTGCAGATAGATGTTGTTGAATATGTGCCAATCAAAAATCCAAATAATAATAGTATTGTATCTACTCCAGGAAGCAGAAGAAATCAAGGAAAGGATAAGATAAAGACAGTATTACTTCCCATTCCATCAAATATTTCTGATACCAATGCTGCCAAATATGGTTCTTCGGAACTGAATAGTATTGCCGGTGCTGCCATTGGTGGTATTGCTGGCATTATGGAAAGTGGATCAGCGTATGTAAAAGGGATGGGAACGGGTCTGGATGCAACTAAAAGTGCGATTAAAGGATTTGCTACAGGGACTTTTGATGCTGCTGGTGGAATAACAGGTATTCAAGGTTTCTTGACCAGACAACTAGCATCTGGGGCAGCAGGACTTCTTGGTGCTAATATCACACCAAATCAACTTCTTGCAAGAACGCAAGGTGAAATCTTAAATCCAAATATGGAACTCTTATTTAATGGACCAACTTTGAGATCTTTTAGATTCTCATTTAAGATGACTCCAAGGAGTCAAACAGAAGCAGATGAAATAAAAAATATTATAAGATGTTTCAAACAAAATATGGCACCAAAGGTTGGTAGTAGTAATGCGGCAGTTAATGAAGCAGGTGCTCAAAATACATTTCTTCGTACACCAAATGTCTTTGAGTTAAGATATCGTCAGGGAGCAGGAGAACATAAGTTCTTAAATAAGTTTAAACAGTGTTTCCTTGAAAATGTCAGTGTTAACTATACTGCTGATGGAACATATGCAACTTATCCAGACGGAACACCAGTTTCTATGGTAATGGACTTATCTTTCAAAGAGATTGAACCAGTTTATGATATTGATTATGATGACGCTTCATCAGGAACAGGAGTAGGTTACTAAAATGGGATACTTCAGAGAACTACCAGAGGTTGACTATCAATCTTTTCTTTCAGACAGTAACTCTTCTCAGAACTATCTGAGAGTTAAGAACTTATTCAGAAGAAATAAGTTGCGTGATGATCTGCAGAATGTATTCACATTATTTGAGAAGTATGAAATTGTAGAGGGTGCAAGACCCGACACAGTTGCCGAAGAGTTTTATGGAGACTCAGAACTTGATTGGGTTGTTCTGATGACTGCAAATATCACAAGAGTCAGAGATCAATGGCCATTATCAAACCGTGATCTTTATAAGTATGCAGTAAACAAGTATGGTGTGACCGGACTAACATCAGTCCATCATTATGAAACAATCGAAGTAAAAGATGCCCAGGGTAGATTGATTCTTCCCGCAGGTAAAGTTGTTGATGCAAACTTTTCTATTCCAAATCCTAGTAATGCTATGACAAACTTAAATCCAGTCGTCAATGTCAATAACTATGAGTATGAAGTTAGAAAAAACCAAGAAAAATCTTCCATCTACTTGTTGAAACCATCATATCTACAACAGTTCCTCAATGATATGAGAGAAATTATGATTTATGGACGTTCCTCAGAATATGTCAGTGATAACTTAATCAAAACAGAAAATACAAGAGTCACCAACCCATAAAAAAAGGGGAGGTTTTACTCCCCTTTTTACTCAGTCTGCTGCGAGTGCGGCAAAGTAACTCAGAGTATCATCGTCATCATCGGTAGAAGAAGATGAAGAACTCAGACCATCAAGTTCATCCTTGAGGTTCTGGGGAACTGGTTCTGCAGCACGATTCTGCTGACGGAACTCTTCCTCTTCCTCAATGGATTCTTGATCCTGGAACTTAGGAGTGCCCTTGATACCGAGCACATAGTCCAGACGCTTCTTCAGGTCATCATAGGACTTGAACTGGTCGGCAGCAACGAACTCTTCGAGAGAGTATTCTTTCTTCCAGATTGCTTCCATGGCATCATCATCGTCAAGCAGTGCATCCTGACGTGCGAACTCAGAAGAGTCGTAGTTACGATAACCGGCAACGTTCTTTGCCTTCAGTTTGAAGTTGGCACCTGCCCAGAAGTCGAACGGATCGATTGCTTCCTCGTCCTCGAACTCAGGTTGCATTGCTGCAGTGATCTTGTCAAAGATCTTCTTACCGAACTTGTACAGCATCACCTTACCCTCATTCTGAGGATTGGCAGGATCCTTGACAACATAGATGTTAGCAATGTAAGTCAGTTTGCGTTTCTGCTTACGTGCAGCATCCTTACCAGCATCAGTGCCGTTGTTCCACAGCATCGTGTTGTACTCGGACACAGGATCCTTCTGACCCAGAGTGGTCAGGGAGTTCTCAATGTACCATCCACCAGGACCCTGGAAGGCATGGGAGTACAGTTTGACAAACGGAAGGTCTTCACCTTCGGGAGCAGGCAGGAAACGAATGACGGCATAACCATTACCGCCTTTGTCTACTTCCAGTTTCCACAGACGATCATCGCCTGAAGTACCTGCATTATTCATTTTTTCGACTTCCTTGACCAGTTTTTGGGTCAGGGAGCCCAGTTTGGATTGCTTCTTAAGATCAGCAAAAGACATTCGGATTACCTCGGATTAGTTGGATTCGGGTGATTTACTTGGATAGTATAGCAAGGATGCTCTCAGGCGTCAACGTAATTTCTGAGAGATTTGATTGTGGCATTCATACTATCAAATAAAGATTGCATGTTGGTATCTGGTGGGAAACCCATCATAGTTACCGACTTGCGAAGGTTCTCTTTCATCTCAACCGCTTTGGGGTCGTCTGAAAGGGATAACCTAGTATACATCACTCTTTGCTTTTCAAGCAAGGTTGCCAGCAAATCAATGTGTTCAAGTTTTTCTTCACGGGTCATTGAACTGAAAGCCAAAAGACTTCCATATATTTTTTCTTGGATTTGATTGATTTCACTCAGTTCTTCCTGAATGATATCAGACTGAAAAAACTCACTCATCTAATATTTCCCGTAAAATCTTTTTAAATTTGAATACGTCAATATTTAGGAAAGGATTATATTTTTGGATTTTTAAACTGACGGTTTCCCACACAGGGTCTACCAGTTTCTTATCAAATCTTTTCCTAAACGAAAATATTCTATCATAGATGACTAGTGTTTCAAGACTTACGTTTCCACCAAGAAACTTTTTTAATAGAGTTGGGTGCCCTTTCGAACAATCGAATAGATTCTCTAATTCGTTGTTCGATAGCAATTCGTTGCTTTGCTCTTTGAACAAGTACGTCAAACTCTGTTTCCTTTTTGTCCAATCGGAGTAAGTTCTTTCTCCAGAATTGATAATTTCTCCAATCCATAGATTTTGTGGGTTATCGGCAGCAGCAAAATTTGATACTAAAAACTGTACAACTTCTTCATCTGAATACTTGCGAGAAGTCTTTTCAAACCAATATTTATCCTTTCTCTTATTAAAAGAGGACACACTTGCACGGGTTTTTGCACCGTACTTAAAAAAATCATATTTTGGATTTGTAAAATGATTTTTAAGTGCCAGATAATGTTGATACGTTTCAAAGGGAGTCACTTTCATCTTCTACCAATTCAAGGTCTTCAATACAATCTACCGAAACTTCATGTTCGGCAATTTTATACCAATACTTAAGTTGACCAAGAGTATCTTCATAATACCCCAAATATGCCAAATCTTCAGACTGGTTTTCTCGTAACCAAGCCTGAAGACGATGATGCATCAATTCATCACGAGAAATCATAATGGTAGTTTTGCTCTCGAAGTTCGTTTCATGAAGTTTAATCTCGTAGCATCCCACTTCAGTTTTTCCTTCAGTGGTTTGGATACAAGTTTCGTTACCGATTCTACCTCAAGTTCATTGAGTTCGCAATAGTGTACGATTGCATCAATATAATTGATTTTTTCTTCGGCAACTATTTTCTCAATCTCCAGAGCAAATCTAGATGGTGTGAGAAATTTATTCTCGATTACCTTTTCGAGTTCTTTATTCGGTTCCATAGAGTTCCAGTTTATCTCTAACAAACTTTCTAATATATTCGGTAAGAAGTTTGATGTACTTTGATTTGTCTCGTTCTTCATAGACGACGCATTCTCCATTTTCACAAGCCATGATGATTACAAGTTTTTTGACCGAAATACCAGTCAGTTCGTACAGCATACAACCATATGCCATGCACTGTACAAAATAGTGTTCGATCCACTCGCGTGGTTTGGGTTTTTTAGATGTTTTGAAGTCAATTATTGCTAACTCACCCTCGTATTCTGCAATACAATCGACGGTTCCAGCAATACCTAACTGCTTACTATATAGGGAACCTTCAAGGGCATGAATATTATTTATATTCTTGAGAGTTTGTTTAGAGATCTTGAATAAGAAATCCGAAATCGGTTGTACTTTTGGCAACTCTTCGTTTTTTAGAAAGTGTTCGGTAAGAGTGTGCATGTCCGTACCACGACTAGTTGCCGCCTTTGTGATACGGTCTGCTTCCTCATTACCAACTTTTTTTCTCCAGTTGACGAAAATCTCCTTATTAAAATGACTGGTCACCGAAGTAATAGAGACCAGTCGGAGAAGTTCTTCTTCTGTAGGAACTTTATAGTAACGAACTCCATCAATAGTCTCCCTCTCAAGTTGAGGGAGACTGATATCAATATGATTGAACATTAAAAACCTGCTTCCATTTTAGCAATGATGTATTCTTTGACCAGTCCGGAACGAACAATGTCATCAATATCAAACTCGATTATATCAAAAGATGGCATTTTACGCAAGACATTCATAAAGTCTACGATACCATTTCTTTCGTTTGATTTATTCAAATCAGACTGACGTGCATCACCACAGAAACAAATCTTGGTATTCTCACCAACACGAGTGATAATACTATCAAGTTCGTGGAAGTTGAGGTTCTGGAACTCATCAACAATCACAATGGCATTATCAAGTGTGGTTCCACGTAAGAATGATGTGGACCAAAACTTAATCGATTCTTGTGATTTGAGATTAGCATAGAGCATCTCAAAGTCTGCATCAGAAGGCATCTGGAACATATACTTTACCATATTCTTATATGGAATTTGGTAAATATCTGCTTTGTCTTCATGTGAACCAGGAAGAAATCCAATCTCTCTAGTTGCCACAAGAGAACGAACAAGGTAGATTCTCTCGTAAGGAGTATTTTCGTCTAATACATCTCGTAATGCATTAAACAAAGTAATGAAGGTTTTACCCGTGCCCGCACAACCATAGGCAACTAAGTGTTGCCCTTCTTTATACGAATCAAATAGTCTTTTCTGATTTTCTGTAAGTGGTTCAATATCCACCAAGTAACCAGAACTCAGTGGTTTCTTTCTTTTCATCTGCTTCGTGGTAAGACCAACTCCGATGGGTTGATCTGTTGCAGATGATCTTTTTCTTCTTGCCATATTAGAGTTTTTGAATATTTGATCCTGGGACTGATGCTGCTTTTGCAAGCACATCATTCCAACCTGGGTTCTTGGCTCTCAGTTTATCTTTCCACTCCCCAACTTCACCAACACCTGGTGCGTTTTCTGGAGTGTAATATCTCTCCCAATCGGGATTATCGATTTTCCACTGATCCCAATCATGAACGCTCATTATAACGTCTTTCATTTCACCAGTTTCTTTGTGTTTCACCGGATATGTTGCCATTGTTAGAAATTCAAGATAATTTATTTAGACCCATTCCAGTGCTTCTGCAACTGTGGGGAACTGCTCTGCAAAGATCTTCTTACATGCCTCTGCAATATCCATGTGCTCTTTCTGGGTGCCATTTGCAGACCTCAGAGTGATATAATGGATCCATGAGCGACATGAACCGGACATGTAGAGTCTGGTAGGAGTTGCCAGAGGAAGCACAAAACGAGCACACTCTTTGGCAATGCCCATATCAAGCATTGATTGATAAAGCACCATTGCTTCATCAAAGTGCCTCCTCATTTTGATCTCAAACTCCTGCTTGACGAAAGGATCAATGTCGTCAATAGAATTCTGACGATTCTTGGTATCCTGACGGCGAAGTTC